CCTGACCCAACAGATAAGCCAGTCCTCAACGCTTTTGCAAAGCCGTTTGGTGTGCCACCTGCGTTCGTTCCAGTTAAGAATAAAGCATCTTCAGATCAATCAATCATAGGCCGAGTGTTGCTACCACGTGAGCAGGTCCAGACAATTTTAGGAGAATTCAAGATGACTCCTTTCAAGCAGCAATGTTTGGAAGAGTTCGTTGCGCGCCTTATTCCTGAGCCGCACCTTGCTATTCCCTATGATTTCCAGGCCGTTGCTGAAAAGCAGATCAAACCTGGCCAAAAGCGTGACTTGCTTGAGGCTGGATTACTTGGGATTGTGGGACGCATCGTCAAGACGTTTATGAAAGCCGAAGCTTACGGAAAGCCCACGGACCCGCGCAACATTTCGACGTTTAGTTCGAAGACTAAGATTGAGTACGCCCATTACATCTATCCCCTCATGGATCATATGAAGCAGTACTCATTCTATGCCTTTGGACGAACTCCACGTCAGGTTGCCGACCGCGTCGCCGGAATTTGCTCCGTCTCTGAGATTGTCGCTTGCCCAGATATCCATCGTATGGACGGGTTCGTCAACAATTTCAGCCGCCAGCTTGAAAAAGCCGTAGGGTGCCGTTTCTTCGCACCAAGCTACGTTAGCGGATTCGTCGAGGCGCATGATCTCTCACATGGAAACGTGGGTGTGACGACCCACGGCTTTCGTTATGAACAGGAAGACACGCGTGGCTCCGGTGAAATGGGCACCTCGGTCTGGAATACCATCATAAACCTTTTTATGATATTCTACGCCAAGGCGCTCGCCAATAACCGTGACTATGAGTCTGCTTGGTTGTTTCTTCACGCCTATGTTATCGCTGGTGGTGATGACGGCTTGATTGGTGACATGGGGGATGAGATCCTTGTCCGCGCTGCTCGCGACATTGGTTTCATTCTCAAATGCCCGATTTACAGCCGTGACACTGCAGACATTGGCGTAAACTTCCTCGCTCGCATTTATGGTCCAGAGGTTTGGCTTGGTGACCCCAATTCTATGTGCTCTTTGCGCAGACAATTGGAGAAACTACACCTTACAGTCTCCGTGCCTCTCTCGCCGTCTCAGAAGTTGTTCGAAAAAGCGCTTTCGTTTTCCTACACCGACTCCTCCACCCCACTTTTGGGCAAACTGTGCGCTGCCGTCATGCACGCCCTTCCTGGTTTCACCACCACCAACACCATCAAACGTTGGGGTGATGATGCCCCTCAGGAAGAACAGTACCCTAACAAGACCGCCGGGTGGATGGATGTCGTTGCTGTAGAGGAGCTACCTCTCACCAACATCCCTGATTTTTCGGACTGGTTAGATTCGTTGCCACCTATCGATGATCTTCTCAATTGTCCTGCCTTCTATGATGAAGGCCGTGAGTTCACTTATGATGAGTTTGACCCCACGCCCGGAATTGTGATCAAGCGTACGGTGGACGTCCTAGTCCCGAAGAAGAAGAAGATGCGCCCGGCAGGCGTTTCACCTCCCTCCAACTCTATTTCGGAGATCGATTTATCGAAGGTGAAGTTTATGAGAGATGTAGACGAAGATGTGTAGTCGGATTAATCACCTGATAGGGGCTGTCGGGGGAGGTTTGTGGAGACCCCCCCGTTCGTTTCATTGAAACTTTGACATTACCCCTGATAAGCGA